ATATATAAATAAAGATCATCGAACTCCATAATAAATATAATAGACCATTACCCACCACGCAATAATTTATATATATATTAAGGTTTAAAAGAACTCCTGTCGCTCTACCACGGCACGTAGAAGAGGGAGTCTATCCACTACCACTGGATAGTAATCCAACTTCTCACGAGCCGAGGAAATGACCTTAGGAGCCCATAAATTAAAAACTTCAGGATCATGTAATGCTAACTCACGCAAACAATTGTCTACGTTATCACATGTTATAGTGTGACTAGCACACCCTTTCTTTGTCCACATAGGAATTTCTAGAATTGTATCCAACTCAAGAGGTGCAACATATCGATGAATCAAAGGTTCAAATCGAAAACCTCTCTTAAGGAAACCAACTTCATGTAAATGTCGACTGGGGGCAACAGTTGTTAATTTATCTTCAGATGTATATGTAAATCCTAATCTCGCCATACCCGTGGCTATTGTGTGTTGATTAAATTTATGGATAATATCATTATGTATAGATAAGATATTATCATCACCATAAACTAAAACATTTACATTATCATTAAAATCATGTAAATCGCCCACTTCAAATATATACACAATTCTAAATAATATTAAATTTACAACACAATTAATAATTGTTGTCAGGGGATGTCCACTTGGCAACTTAGATAACCACTGGTATAAAGTGTCACCGGAAGCATGAAACGAACTCCATACTTCCATGAAATACACGTATCTTGCTAGTTGCATCTCATCAGAGTCATTATACCAAGTATTAATAAATTCTAATACACACATTAATAATTCTTTAAACATTGATGTGTCATACCCTTTATAATCACCAGCTACCTTATGTTTACTAATTGAATTTAAATACTTTACAATCATATCCCAATGATTTGAGTATGGGTTCACTCCAACAGCCATGCCATTAATCACACAATTTCTCATTACCCAGATAGAAAAGGAGAGGAATAGCATTCGTGTGCCTATTACTAAACGTAGTGGTGCACCTGATATCATTCTGGTTCTACCTTCATACACTTTAGCAAGAGTCCTTGTCTCATCCTTCAAGTAATCTGAAAAGATGTGTAATTGTCTAATTCCTCTTTTGGCTTGATCTATGTCCCGCAGTACTAACATTCTCAATCGTTCACAGTTCAGATTATCTAAATCATATTCTCCACCTTCGCCAAAGAATGCGAATTTTCCCCTTTTATTCAAATGTGGAAATTCTAAATCCAAACCAGCTCCAGATTTACGATTAATACTATTATTATATGGGTCCCCAGGTTGACCCAAAACTGCTTCCTCAAAAGTAAATATAGTCCTATCTGTATAAACTTTACTCCTATTCATCACGGTTGCAACCATATGGTTGTAAGCCTGCTGTAAAATAGCTGGTCTTACTGTAAAACCAGGAACGGAATATTTAGATATAGCCATCTTAAGTGGACTAACAATCTCGCCATCTTGTATAAAATCACCTAAGCGAGCCGGGGCTAGCTTAGAGTGTTTAATTACATTATGTAACTCAGATGGCATTATTTTTGTTTTATTTGGATTAAATACAATTTTAGGTAACTTGGCTACTGGACAAACTCCCATTGTGATCTCAGAATCATCCCTAGGTAAGAATTCCACACACTGAGGCGTAGGTATACTGGTTACTTTAGGAAATTGTTCAACCACATACTCCATATCTTCTTGTGTCACCACCGTTCCAATGGCCTTGTTATCAGCTTTAGAACCAGCGATATGGATATAAAATAGTTTACCAGGACCAATGGCTGGATTATTCAAACTTCCTATCGCACCACAATCCCCAGCATTAGTGCTCGCAACTATGTATGCTGTATTAATTACTGTATATTGTGTTTCCGGATCTAAAGTATCCCACTGGACAATATAATCTTTCCAATACTCATACTCAGATGCATAAATAGTTGGTGCTGTTGGATCTAATACAGCTAAAAACATATTTTTGTCATGTGGTGAGCTTAAAACACTTTGTTTAATAAAATTCTTAACAATATTCCTATGGCAAATAACTCCAGGGAAAAAAGCGAAACATAAATCCCTACTCTCAAACCTTGGGAATACTTTAGCATTAAGGAATATTTCTAATGGTATACTATATTTCCGACCACTATATTGATTCTTCAATTCTATAATAGTGTTTTCATTGTAATTCTCGGGATCACACTCCAATTCATTCTGAAAGAACTTCAAGAAATGGTAAGGGAACATACCAATCTGACCAGTAATAAAAGTAATTATGCCTATTTTCCTATCTTTATTAGGAACATGGATAGTATATTGGTTGTGCTTAACTATCGCAAACAACGTTTCCTTAGCATTAGGGTCAGTACAACCTTGTGGTTGCACATTCGCAATATCCTTCATAGAATAAGAAACGACTTTGTTTTTTTGTTTAGGCTGTTGTCCTCGACCCTTAGTACCAGAGTCAATTTGCCAGAAAGCAACCTCTTGCGCTCCTTTAATGTCATGCGTAACCAACTCTCCTGTTTCAGCATCAACAAAATTCAATGTTGTGCCATCGGGTAAGAATCTTACTACCGTAGGGTTATCAGCCTTATAAAACCAATCCTCTGCGGTAACAGTACTTCCATTATAACGAGCTGATATATGATAACCTTTATAAACTTTACCACCCATCATGATATTAAATATAGCACCTGCACGTTCACTTAAACCAGACATAAACTTCCTCATAGTCTCAGTCCAATTATCCTTTCCTTCGTCCATACACCTTAATTTGTTGTTTAACAAATAATCATTTGCGGACTCGCGGTATTCTTCAGCTTTGTCTTTAATTAAACCCATTGCCTGTCCAACACTCGTTTCCATTTTATCAACATACTCAGGAAACATATATTTAATCACTTTAAAAAGTCCGAATACTGCACCTAACGATCCTGAAACCATTAAGAATAACTTAAGTTTAGGATGTTTATCCAATACATTAGTACATTTCGCAATTATTTTCTTAAAGAACCTGGTGATAAAATTATCTGTGTTTTTGACACCAGTAATTATTTTATCATTTAAACCTGACATACGTACTCGTACTCTTCTAAGTAAATACTTCAGCTTGCCCGTTTGCTGATAGAATAAACCTAAACGTTTCAATTTTTCCGGTTTTTCCATCAATTGTCTAAACTTATCATCACCCAAGTCTGCCTTAA